TCTCTGTCATTGTAAAGTTTGCTGTACCAGCTGTAAATGTAGCGGCAATAATAGAACTTGTTATTGTTGTTGCGCCAGCCGCATTTCTTTTGAACAATGTAAAGTCTGCTAAATCAGTTGCATTTTCTGTTACATTTGTTTGAGCATATACATTTGCTGTTGATAAGTTTGCACCGCCACCTGATTTATCTAATGCATAAATCGCGGCATGGTTTGTTGCGTAAATAGGTGCTGTAATAGGATCCCAAAGTTCTGTAGAACCATTCCATACTTTTACTTTCCAATCTGCACCACTGTTTGGTGTAGTTGTTTTAATCCAAACACTACCAGTTGGTTTTGGTGATGCGTCTGATGATTTAAAAGTAGGTACGCTTGTATGTGCTTGAGCTACTAGTTCTGGTGCATAGTATTCACCTGCTGTAATACCAGCATCAGCTAACGGTGTACCGCTACTGTTGCCTATTGTAAAAGCTGGGTGACTTGCGCCGCTGTTTACAATTTGTAGTTTATTGTTTACTGCTGATGCTACAATACCTGAGCCACTTAATGCAGTGTTAAAATCAGATACAACACTTGATAATGTAGTGCTTGAAAGCGTTACAGTTGCACTTAGTCCTGTGCCTGCGTTAGCAACACTTATAGCATGTCCGCCTGTAAATGTTGGTGTACCTGTTGTACCTGTAACTGATGGCCAACTTGTTTTCCAATCAGCTGAGCCTACTTGTACCCATGTGCCTGAACTGTTTTTGTACCAAAGTCGGATAACAGTTGAAACCGCTGTAATAGCATAATCACCAATAGCACCTACACTTGTTTTTGGAGTGTAAGGTGAACTACTTGAAGTATTTGTTGTACTTGTAATAACAATAGGAGTTTTGTTAGTAAAGGATTGTCCTGATGTGGCAGTTAATGCACTACCGTCCCATTCAAAAATACCAAACTTAGTATTTCCTGTATCAAGCCAATATGTACCATCAGCTGGATCAGCTGTAGTTGGTGTTGAGCTTGCTGTTAACGCTGTAAGGTCAACATCTGCTCTAACAACATATGCCCTGTTTGCTACTCCTAAATATGAGTATGCCGCTTGCAAGCCGTATTCGTTTTGCTCGCCTCCGTGTATCGGATTGTTGTTTGCGTCTGTATAAAATAATGGATCTCCAAATGTATCTACCAAATCTCTTTGTGATGTTAGTAAATATGGTTTTCCTACATTAGCTTTCTGTGTTCCTGGTGCTATACCAGTTCCTGCGCCGTTTGTTTTGTTTTGACCGGTCGCTACAAATATGATAGGTACTGTGCCTGGTTCTGCCGGAGTATAAAAACTCTCGTCAATTACGCTGACCTCTACACCTGGTGAAGTTAATGCCATTTTCTTTTCTCCTATAAAAATGTCTACATTGTTATTTAGCAGATTTAGGGGAAATTACGGGGTTTTAGGGGTTATGTACGTGTTTTATGAAGATAATGCATAAGTGTTTCTGTACAAAAGACAAGTTCGTCTAAACAGTTATTATTGTCTATAACAAAATCTGACATCCAAGGTTCTAGTGTCATACTGTCTTTTGGTTCCGGTGGAAGATGATCTGATCTATCAACCCAAATACAATAATCAAACACACCAGTGTTTTTCATTTGAAAATATTCACGTTTGTTTCTTAAACCACAATATATATCGTGTTCTTTAAATATTTCTCTACCTAGTGCGGCACCATCATTTACATTGTATTCACATATTGCGTTATACCATTCTGCTCTATGATTATGTCTGTCAGCATAACATTCTTCTTCAGTACTATATCCATACTTTTCTTTTAACATATCATAGATAAAAAGTTTAGAACAGAATTTGCTACTGCTTTCAAAACTATAACCAAATGTGTCTCTTAATATTTCGCAAACAGTATCTTTACCATGTCTGCCATGTCCAATGACTAATAACTTTTTCTTATGCATAACTTAATATAACATAGTTAAATTACTTTGTCAATATCCATTTTTGCATATCTTTTGCCCAATCAATGTGTGCTTGTTCTAAAGGATGATCTGCACGTTCTCCACATGGATAGTCATTGTCTTTTGCCCATTCGTGAAATCCCATTTTGTTATTGAAAAAAATATTTTCTTCTATATTCAATCTAGATATTTGATCACGAAAAAATATATTTTCTGGATGAGGTTCTACACTAATCAAATCTGAAAAGGCAGTTGTAAAGAAAAATTTTATTTTGTTTGCTGTTAACCAACTCATTAAATACTCAAGTTCTTTTAATGGTTCATACAAATGATTATCAGGTGTTGCCCTACGTGCATAAAACTCAACTACAGTTCTATTTAATCTTTCATCTGTAAGTTTCTGTCTACGCTTTATCATAAAATCTCTGTTTGGTCCACGTGTTACTCCATCACCATCAGATGGCAATGTAGTTAAAAAATGATCTTCATCATCTGATACAGTTTTACTAGGTGGATATATTGTAACAAACTCTCTTCGTATTATACTTGTCCACATAACTAAAACAATTATTTCTTTTGGATCAAATATTTTCAAAGCACGTCTTGTTTGAAATATTACACGTCTTGTTATACCGCTAAAACTACTACCAGAAATACCTGTATTATCTATTGTAGCATTTGGAAATAGATTTTGTTGTAAACAGTTAACCCATGTGCTATTGCTTCTAGGTCTTATAATGCCAACAGTTTGCCTATGATGAAAATCTTTTAATTCATCACCTGCTGTAAAACTACATCCACCTGCTATAAGTTTTTTTATGTTAGAATATTTTTTATTATCCAATTAAGAATCCATAACCTACTCCGCCAGCGGCCGCAAGATCTAAATCTTTTTCAAGTTTTTCCATCTCCATTTGGGCCTCCTGTTTAAGAGCATCTCCATTTAGTGTTGTACCACCACCTGGACCAGCTATGGTTGCAAACTTTGAACGTGCTTCTCCAAGCATGTGTTTACAGTTTGCCAAAGTATAATCCTTTATCCATTGATATGCTTTATAATCTTTATACAATTCTGAACCAGGTCTGTAGTTGTAACACCATAACAATATTTCTTCTTCTGCTCTTGGTCTTTGTAATATAGTTAGCTTTTTGTTACTTGTGTTCCAAGTGAATTCGAGAAAGCTACCAAACATACGTCCTACAAGTTCTTGTTGTTGAGCAAATAAATCATAAGTTGCTAAACCACCTATACCTGATCCTGCTAACAAATACGTATTTGTGTATGCAAGATTAAAAGGTTCAAATAAACTACCACCGTCTGCACTAGCACCAAGTCTACTACCAACACTACGTCTAAAACATTTACGTACTTCAATGATTTCATTAGGCAAAGTATATTCATTAACATCTGTATTGATTGCTAATGTAACATAACTTTCCTCTACACTGTTTTCACTTCTCTGTCTATACTTAGAAAGACTTTTATCTAACGCTGTTTCATAATGTATAGGATCAAGTTCAACATCTATCATGCCGCCACCTAGGAACGCATTTACATAATCGAATATTTCTTGTTTTTCAGTAGTGAGTGTCGCCATAGTTTATCTCCAATAGTATTTATGCTAAATATACATATGCCTAGACTAAGTTTATACAAACCGGAAAAATCCAAAGATTATAGCTTCTTAGATGGAATTATCTACGAACAATTCACAGTTGGTGGTACAGATCTTTTGATTCACAAGTATTTAGGACCAAAAAATCCTACAGACGAAAACGCAACAGCAGAACAAAAACAATACGATGTTGTAAAAGAAACAAACATACAAGATTTGTTGTTTTTAGAAAATCGTGATAGAAAATATGATCAAGATATATTTACAATACGTGGACATTACAATGTAGTAGATCAAGATTTTGATCTTAGTCAGTTTGGTTTATTTTTACAAAATGACACATTGTTTATGACAATACATATTCAAAGCAGTGTAAAAACACTAGGTAGAAAAATAATGGCAGGCGATGTTATTGAGCTTCCTCATCAAATAGATGAATATGCCGCTAATGATTTTACTATTGCTTTAAAAAGATTTTACGTAGTAGATGAAGTGACAAGAGCCGCAGAAGGATTTTCACAAACTTGGTATCCGCATCTTTATAGAATAAGATGTAAACAGATAATGGACTCAACCGAATACAAAGATATTTTGGACTTACCTGCAGAAGAAGGATCGGATACAACACTAAGAGATGTGCTTTCTACATATGAAAAAGAAATGCAAATTAATGATGCAGTAATAGCACAAGCAGAAGAGTATGCTCCACTTAGTGGTTATCAAACTATACAATTTTATACATTGCAAGTAAATGACACAGGCGAACTTGAAATAGTTTCAACTGATTATGATACATTATTAACAGATGGAGAAATTACAGTCGATCATGTTTTTGTAACACCAGACGGTAGTGGATATCAAGGATATCTTGTAGGTGACGGTATTCCACCTAATGGTGCACCGTATGGACAAGGAACTGGATTTCCAGCTGAGGCAGATTTAGGAGATTATTTTTTGCGTATTGATTTATCACCTAACAGACTTTTTAGATATGACGGCAACAGTTGGCGTAAAATAGAAGACGCTGTAAGAACAACACTTACACCTACAAGCACTAAGGATACTCTAAAAGGTACATTTATTAACAACAAAACCGTAAATACTATATCAGGCGATGATATTGTAGAGCGACAAGCGTTAAGTAAAGCTCTAAAAGCAAAGGCAGATAGTTAATGCAGTTTTTTTATGATGGACAAATACGTAGGTACATTACACAAATTGTACGTGCATTTAGTAATTTTAGTTACCAAGATGGTGATGGCGATATAAGAAGAGTGCCAGTAATGTATGGCGACATTACAAGACAGGTAGCAAGTATTATTCGTGATAACAGTGAGAACAAATTGCCTAGTGCGCCACGTATGGGTATCTATATAACTTCACTACAAATGGATAGAGCAAGACTAAGTGACAGTAGTTATGTAAGCAAAATCAATCTTAGAGAAAAAGAATATGATGCTGAAACAGATAGTTATGTTGCGGCACAAGCAAAAGGATATACTGTAGAAAGATTACATCCTACACCATACATGTTAGCAGTAAACTTGGATTGTTGGGCTACAAGCACTGATCAAAAACTTCAAATACTAGAACAGATTTTTATGTTGTTCAATCCTGACTTAGAGTTTCAAACAACAGACAACTATGTTGACTGGACAAGTTTAAGTGTTTTATATTTAGAGGACATTAACTTCAGTAGTAGGACTATACCTGTAGGAACTAATGACGAAATAGATGTTGCTACATTAGGATTTACTGCACCAATATATATTTCGCCTCCAACAAAAGTTAAAAAACTTGGTATTATTACCGACATTGTTACAAGCATTTACAATCAAGATGCAGGTACTATTAGCTTAGAAGGATTCAACCCGCCAACAGATTCTGACCTAGGTGCGGCTAGTGGCGTAACAGTATTACCAGATGGCACTGTGGTCAATGATGGTAGCTTAGGTATAACAAGCACATCAGGAGTAGGTGGCAACGGACGTCTTGATATTGCTAGTCCTACTGTAACAAGTTATAGAAACTTTGACTTAATAATAAACGACGAAGTAGGAACTATAGCTAAGAATAAAAAACTTAGAGTTGGAGATATTTCTTGGTTAAACATTATTGAAGCAGAGTTACCTTCAAAATATCAACCTAATATAAGTCAAATAAGAATACGTAGAGCAGAGTTATCTAATGAAATAGTAGGTACATTTATCATTAATCCTGATGATGACAAACAAATGTTAATAACTTGGGATATTGATACGCTACCATCAAATACAATATTAACAGGGCCTTCAAAATCAGATGGTACAATAGATGCTCTTGTTAATCCAATAACATATAATCCTACAAGCACAAAAGCTCCTGGTACTAGATTATTACTGTTAGGGCCAGTAGGATATAAAGTTGATAGACAGTTTACAGCAACAACTAGTTCAAATAGAATAGATACAGATTTAGATTTTGTTATAGCTAGTAGTTCGTTAGCTGGACGACAAGGCGACAACACAGTTACTAGTTTTCAAGTGTTTATAAATGGTACACCTGTGTCAGCATCACAAAATAATATAGACGGAAAGTTTGTTATTACACTAGCTACACCGTATGCAGTTGATGATGTTGTAAGCTACGTATTAAGGTTAAATGAAGATGGTCCTGATGCATGGAAAAATGCAGACACTACAGACTTTGTTGCTGATGCAAACGATATTGTAGAATGGGATGGATCAGCATGGTCTATTATTTTTGATGCAAGTCAAAATAGTACAACAACATATGTTACAAATACAACTACAGGACAGCAATATTATTGGAATAACTATTATTGGCAAAGTGCTGTTGACGGATATTATCCAAGAGGAACATGGACTATAACATTATAAGATAATATATAGTATGAACAAGATTATCTGTAGTGGTGCATTATTTTACACTTTAAAAACTAAGCGATTTTTATTTTTACATCGTACTCAAAGCAAAGCAAAAAACCTTTGGGGACTAGTTGGCGGTACTAATGAAGATGAAGAAACACCGTGGCAAGGATTACAAAGAGAAATCGAAGAAGAACTTGGATTATTACCAGATATAAAGAAGACAGTACCATTAGAAACATTTATTAGTAGTGATGAACATTTCCATTTTCATACATATTTGTGTGTAATAAATGAAGAGTTTATACCTAACTTAAATGATGAACATGACGGTTATGCATGGGTAACATTTGGTTCATGGCCAAAGCCATTACACAACGGATTGAGCAATACATTACGTAGTAAAGTAAATCAACAAAAGCTAGAAACTGTTATTAAACTTGTTGATATAATAGCTTAAACTGTGCTAATAACCATTCAAAATCATTAATTTTAACTAGTTCAGTTGGATTGTCTTTATTCTTTTCGCCAAAGTCTCTACCTGCTATAGCACCACTAATAGCCGCTTTTCCAAAAGGCTTATCTTCACCTTTACTACACCACGCATTTAATCTAAACTCAGTTTCGTCATCATTTTGTCTTGCGATAGTTCTACTTGCAAGTTTGCAACACTCACGATATCCACTTCTCCAAGCACTGAAAGCATCTGTGTTAAATGCAGTTGTATTACTCATTTCGTCAACACCTTTAAACTTATCACTTATACTTGTTGTCATATCAGTTGATGATTCGTCCAAGTCTCGTGTAAGCATAGTTGGTAATAGTTTTACACCGCCGTAACCATATACTAGTCCGTTGACTGGGTTATAACTGCGCCAAACATGCACTGTGTCTTTACCATCTATGTCATATGCTGGCACATGATAATCAAAAGTAAAATCCATTAGGATTTCTGCATCTCCGTCTACTACCCAAAACATTTCTGTTTCAACAAGTTCAGCCGCTCTCTTATGTGCGGCATGTATTCCTTTGATATCCATTATGCGTTTTGCTCTTGGAAAGTTTTCTTTTAACAAATAATAGTTTTCATCAGCATTTGGTTCACCGTTACTAATAAAAACAATATCATACGGTTTAGGCATACTAGCAACTTCTGGATATTCTTTTTTTGTAACAAAAAATCTATAATCTATCTCACGCTGACTTATGTTTAAATGTTTACTAATAAGTGCTACACCGTCATAAAACTCACCATTTTTCCACACATGATTAATTTTTCTTTCATATTGATTATGATGGCTTACATAAAAATTCCAATCAAAATCTTCCTTTGGTAATATGTTATCATTAACACTCCAAAACATATCTGTATTGCAATTATTTTTAGCCTCTAAATAATCTTGATAATCATTTATTGTGTAGATTGGATATTGTTTAGGTTTACTAGCAACTATATCCCATTCTTTCTTTTTTATTAAGAATCTATGTTCTATTTCTTTTTCGCTTACTAATACATGTTTACTATATAAAACTATACCATCATAGTTTTCATCATTAAGGAATACATGATTCATATTTCTATCATATGTATTTTGATGACTAAAATACATGTCAAAATCAAAGTCGGTTATTTCAACATCGCTTGGTACTCCCCAGAACATTTCAGAATGTGTATTATATAAAGCATCAGTATATTGTTCGTAGTTGTTTATTGTAAACACAGGATATTTTTTTGGAGTACTTGCTAAAATTTCATGCTCTTTTTTATTAATATAAAATCTGTGTTCCCATTCTTTTTCTGTTATTTCTAAAGCAGTAGTAAGTAATGCAATACCATCATAGTGTTCTCCGTTGAGAAAAACATGATTGGTAGCTAAATCTATTGTGTCTTGATCGTGGAAGTATTGATCCCATATAAAGTCATCACATACATCAACATCGTCAGGAATAATCCACATCATGTCTGTACCACAACTATGTAATGCTGATATGTATTGTTCATAAGTTGATATTGTAAAGCGTTCAAAGTTCTTTGGAACACTTACAACTTCTTCGTGGTCTATTTTTTCTTTTAATTGTTTATATAATATTTCATCTTTTGTTACAATAGAATCTTTACTAAAAAGAAATACACCATCATATTTGTTACCATTTAACCATGCATGATTTACTTTTCTATCAGAACTATGATGACTAATATAATATGAAAAATTAAAGTCTTCATTTATTAGTATTTTATCAGAATATCCCCAAAACATATGTGTAGTGCTTCTTTGTAATGCAAACTCATAATCTTGATAATTGTTTATAGGAAATACATCATATACCCTAGGGTCACTTGCCATTATGCGTATTTCTTTTTTATTAGCAAAAAATCTATGCTCTATTTCTTTTTCACTTGCTTGGTAATCTTTAGGGCATAATACAATACCATCTAGTTGATCAATGTCTCCATTACCAAATACATGTGGTAACTCATAACTCCACTCATCAGGACTATAACTAAATTTAAAAGTACTCCTTACCATTGTGTCATCGTATACAATCCAAAACATATCTGTAAAACATTGTTCTTTTGCTTGGGCAAACGATTCTACTACCTGTACATCTAAATCACGTTTTGTTAATCTATTCAAAGATTGTTTATCTTTTCCTATATAAAAAATATCAAATCTATCTTTACCCTTATATGGATCGTAATGACCGCAAATATATTTTTCTTCGATTGATTCATATTCTATTTCGTGTGCATCATTAGGAACAAGTATAACTTTATTATAACTTTTTATTTTTCTACTTTTGTGAAATACATAAGGAAATTTTGTTATCGCAAGTTTTTTAGGCTGATAATACCAAGGAAAACTAGGATATATGTCAATGTCTTTTGCAACTAACCAAACAAATCTAGTTGTTGCGTTACAGTCTTTTAGCACAGAGAAATCACTTGGATCGTCAACATATATTACATCTGCTTTATCTAATATATGGTTACGTAAAGAATCCTGTCCTGGAAATATGTTTTCTCTTTCAGTTTTAAATTTGTCAAATCTATCAAAAGCTGTCATAATATATTTGTTTTCAATCCTATATGTGCTAGTCTCAAATCAGTGTCTATATATGTATCAAAACCGTGATGCATTGCTTGATTACAAAAGTATATATCCTCTCCGCTATGAGTATCTAAAATTTTATTGTATTCGTGTGCAAACCAGGGCTTAGGCAGAGATTCAAATACTTCTTTACGTACTAGCATACAACCCATGCCTACTGCCCATATTTTATGTAATCCTGTTTGTGCAGTTAAACGTTTAGACATATCAGTAGGGTCGGTAAATGCTACACTTTGAAAAGGTGAATGCTTTGTACTATAAGCACCAGCAACTATATCCTTATCGTGAGAAAAAAGATGTATAACATTAGATGGAATATACATATCGCTATCTAACCAAAGCAAATGTGTGGCACCGGACTCAAGTGCTTGATTAGCTAGTTGTGTTCTTGATTCGCATATAACACTACTAGAAACTATGTGCAAGTTCCATTCTATTCCTAAGTTAGTCAAACGATTTGTTAAGTCTACAAGACTTTTCATAAAAATAGTATGAACTTTTTCTCTTGCTGGTACGCAGATACTAAGTTGCATTATAACATTGTTGACGGTAATTCTTCAGTGTTTAAATCTTTTTCAGCGG